CTGAAGGTGTGTAAATTTACCCAAGGGTACGTGATTTGCACTTAAGGGTGCGTGATTTTTGCCAGGGGTGCGTTGTTGTATCAAAATAGGTAAACAAACACAAATTAGAAATTTGTTTGATACAATTTGTGTCAAACTTTTTTTATTTTGAAGATAGGGAATATAACCCTTTATTCCATTTCTACTTATAACTTGACCAACAACATAGAAACCATAAAACTACTCTTTTTTAGAGTTTTTTAATTTTTGGTTATTACAATTTAACGATTACTTTTAATTATAAGAAAGCAAATGCGGAACGGCTTATTTACCACCAAATAGGTCGTTTTTTTTGTTACTTACGCACTTTTTACATGAAAAACATACAAAATTCACTAAATCTTGGCAAAACAATAATCTTCATGCCATTAACCATTGAGGAAGTGGTGAAGTTAGCTATTTAAGTTGTTAAAACACATAAAATTAACAAAATTTCAAAAATAACCGGCAAAACAGTACCCTACTTGCCATTAACCATTGAAGAGGTAGTTAGATTATCTGTTTTAGTTACTAAAAATGTGAAAATATAGGAATTTTCTAAAAAAACTAAGGAATTTCACTACTTGCTTGCCATTAACTTATGAAAGGAAAAATATTTTATCAAAAAGGAGGAAAGAAAAATGGAAATGGAAAAAGAAGAAGTAAAGAAAAGTAGTGGGGTTGTTTTAATGGATGAGGAGTTAGATGAAGATGGATTTCCAAAAACTATAACATTAACAAAAGAAGTATTGGAAAAACTACCACCATTAGCACCAGAGTTAGTAGAGGGTATTTTAAGGAAGGGACACAAGATGTTGATATCTGGTTCATCTAAGGCCGGTAAGAGCTTTTTGTTGATGCAGTTAGTTATTGCCCTTTCAAAAGGATCTAAATGGTTAGAGTTTGGGTGTATGAAGTCAAAGGTATTGTATGTGAACCTAGAAATTGATAGAGCAAGTTGTATTAATAGGTTTGTTGAAATTTATAAAAGACTTGGTATAAAACCAGAAGAAGATGAATATTTAGCTATTTGGAATTTAAGAGGAAAATCAATGCCACTTGATAAACTAATGCCAATTTTAATCGAAAGAACAAAAAGTGAAAGTATTGATGTCGTTATTATTGATCCTATTTATAAAGTAATAACAGGCGATGAAAACAAAGCAACCGATATGGCAAAGTTTACTAATCTATTCGATAAGCTTTGTTTGGAAACAGGTGTAGCCGTTATTTACTCTCATCACCATTCTAAAGGCGAACAAGGATTTAAAAGAGCAATGGATCGTGCATCTGGTTCCGGAGTGTTCGCAAGAGATCCAGATTCATTACTTGATATCATTGATCTTATTTTAGAAGAAGAGTTTAAACAAGCCTATTTAGACGATCAGAATATGACTGCTTGGCGGCTTGAAAGTAGTTTAAGAGAGTTTAGAAATATTACTCCGGTCAACTTTTGGTTTGATTATCCAATCCATATAGTAGACAAAGAAGGACTACTTACCAAAAACTATGCTTCAGGTGATCCGAGACATAATCTAACCAAAAGTGGAAAAAGAAAACAAACTCCGGAATCTAGAAAGTTAGAATTTGACAATGCTTTTGATATTAATTTAGAAGAAGATGGAACTTGTAGAGTATCTATTTTGGCTGAATATTTAGGTGTAACTGATAAAACGATTAAAAATAGAATCAGCGAATTTAGTGATGAATATGTAAATAATCGTGGTGTTGTATCAAGAAAAAGTAAAGATGGAATATAGGGAAAACATCCGCTTCACTCACTAAAAATTCGGAAAGCGAAAATAGGGATAAATGCCCTTTATTCACAAAAATAAGAAAAGTGGAAAATAAGGCTTATATATATGAAGTTCCTTCCACTGCTGACGCATATCGTTTGTAGGATAAGGGCATCGTAGTAACTGCCCTATCCCAAACAAATGCATCACCAGTCAGTACTGCCTTTTTTCTAAACCAAAAATCCTAAAAACTCTAAAACCGGTTAACTATTACAACAAATTTATAGGGTTTTTCAAAAATTTTAAGTATCATACCCCCCTCATAGACTTTTAGCAACTGGCGATGGGTACCGCATGGGGGGGCCTTTAAAAAACGAAAGGCAAAAATTTTGAAAATCTCAAATTTAATAAACCTGAATTAAAATCAAGTCGCATTAATTTGTGACTTTTTTATTATAATTTTATTGGTAAAAAGATAATAAATTATAATAAAAAAATGAGTTGCTATAGTGTTTCTTGTACGGTAATATGTGTATGAAAGTTGAGGAGGTAATAGAAATGAAAAAATATAATTACGAATGGAAAACTATAAATGATATTTTAGAAAACAAAAAAACATTAATAAACTTTAGAGGTTACAGCGAAACTTCACTCGATGAAATTACAGATGGCGCAACTGATAATGATTACAAAGTAGCACACGAACTTTGGTTAAAATTAAAAGATGCATTCAATGCAGAAGCTGAAATTTATAATAATAAAATGTATCAAAGTAAAATAGGTTCTGTTGGACCAATTGAAAAAAGAGAAGTACTAAGATCAATGTGGTGGGACTTTGTAGATGGAGATAATCATGGTGACTACAGAAAAATAACAGGCATCATTGAAATACTACATGACGGTGAGGAATTAGAAACAGGAAGTATTTACTTTGGTTCTTAGGAGGTAAGGATGGGAAAACTAAATAATGTACAATTAGAATATGAGAGACTCAGGTCTCTTTTTAATTCTGTGGATCAAACAAAAGCAGACTTAGTGGATAACTTATTAAAAGAAGCAGCATTTATGAAAGTAGAACTTTCTAACTTAAGAATACAAATAAGGAAACATGGTGCAGTTCAAATTTCAAATCATGGTTCTCAAAGACAAACCGAAGCAGCCAAATACTATACTAAATTAGTCAATAGTTATGGAACTGTTATAAAAACATTAAACTCCGTTTTAGGCAAAGATGTAATTGACGATGACGATGAATTTGATGAATTTATGAAAAGGTTAGAAACTTGAGTTATTTAGTTGAATACTATGAGAAGATAAAGTCTGGTAAAATAGTAGTAGGTAATGAACTACTAACAATGCTTGAAAGATTAATGAGGGATATGAAAAATCCTAGATATACTTATGATCCTAAACCAGGAAACATTAGGATTGATTTTATCGAGACATTTTGTAAGCATACTAAAAGTCCGTTTAATGGTATGCCTTTCATTTTAGAACTTTGGGAGAAGGCTGTACTTGAAGTTGCTTATGGATTTAAAATGGCATCAACAGGCCTTAGAAGATTTAACGAAGTATTATTACTCATTGCTAGAAAGAACGGTAAAACAACCTTTATTGCAGCTATAGATTTAGCTGAGTTTTTCTTATCTAAGGGTGGAGTTGATATTGTTTGTGCATCTAACACTACAGAACAAGCTAATATCTTATTTGAAGAAATCAACAATATGAGAGAACAATCTAAGGCTTTATCAAATAAGAAAAGAAGTACAAAAAATATCTTTCAAATATACTCACCTAAAACAAAGAATAAGATAAAGAAGTTATCAGCTCAATCAAGAAACAAAGATGGTTATAACATTGAAGTTGGTTGTATTGATGAGGTTCATGAAATGACCGATTCAAAGGTTTATGATGCGATTAAACAAAGTCAATCAACTAAGGATGAACCATTAATCTTTATTATTACTACTGAAGGAACAACAGTAGGTGGTTTCTTAGATAACAAGTTAGATTATGTTAGAAAACTACTTAAAGATGAAATTAAAGATGAAAAGATACTGCCTTGGCTATATACTCAAGATTCAATTGATGAGATCTATCAAGATCCAAATACATGGCAAAAATCTAACCCAAGTTTAGGTACAGTTAAAACACACGAGTATTTGGAAGATATAATGAATAAGTCGAGGTACGATTTGGGCACTCGCGTCACAATGCTTTGTAAAGACTTCAATATTAAGCAATTAGACCAAGGATCATGGCTAACCTTTGAAGATTTAAATAATGAGGAAACTTATAGTATTAATGATTTAAAAGATAGCTATGCAATTGGAGGAGTTGACCTTTCAAGTACAACGGACTTAACTGCCGCTGTATTGCTTTTAATGAAAGGTGATAAAAAGTTTGTTATTACTCAGTTCTTTATGCCAAGTGATGTTATTGAAAAAAGAATGTCAGAAGATAATGCACCTTATGACATATGGGTAAAAAGAGGTTTAATAACAGTTACAGAAGGAAGTCAGAACGATTTCTCACTTGTAAGCAAGTGGTTCTTAGATATGGTAAGAGAATATCAAATTAGACCTTTATGGGTTGGGTATGATCCATGGAATAGTCAGTATTGGATTAAAGAAATGGAAGACTTAGGTTTTAATATGGAAAAGGTAAGACAAGGTGTTTATTCATTATCAGAACCAATGAAGCAACTTGAAGCTGACTTAAAAAATAAAATTGTTGTTTATGATAACAATCCAATCTTAAAATGGTGCTTATCAAACACTCAGGCTAAAGTTGATGTTAATGGAAATATCCAGCCATCAAAGCTTAATTCAAGATATAAAAGAATTGATGGAACTGTTGCACTTATAATTGCTTATACAGTACTTAATAGGTATAAATTAGATTTTGAAAATATGATTTTATAAGGAGGTCTCTATGGCCATATTTAAAAGAAAGAAAAAACAAGGCTCGCAGGAGCCTTTTCAATTAATAAGTCAACTTAATATACCACAGGTTTCATTTGGGACTAACATTTCAAAATCAGATGTAGTAAAGATTGCTATTGATAGGATTGCTAGCCAGTGTGCAAAGCTAAAACCAAGACATATCAAAACAGAAAATAACAGGACAGTTACTGACAAGCTCGGTAAACTGTCTTTTATTTTAAAGCACAAGCCAAATGAAGTAATGACTCCTTATCAGTTTATCTATAAAGTAATTACTAAACTTTTTATAGATGATAATGCATTTGTTTATCCAATGTTTGAAAATGGTGAGTTAGTAGGAATTTATCCAATCAATCCAATTGTAGTTGAACCGATAGTTGATAATCTAAATAATTACTACTTAAGGTTTCAATTTGAAAATCAAGATGCATTTACACTTCCATATGAGAACGTTATTCATTTAAAAAGGTTTTATCATGATAATGATATCTTTGGTGGAAGTGGACATAGAGGAGACCAGGAAGCATTACTTAAAGCAATCAATATAAATGAGAATGTACTTCAGGGATTAGATAATGCTCTTAGAAGTTCAATGCAAATTAAAGGACTTCTAAAAATGAATGCGATGTTAAGTGAGTCGGATAAAAAGAAACAAGTAAATTCATTTAATGATATTTTAAGAGAATCAGTAAAAGTTAAAGGAAGTTCAATAATTCCGATTGATTTAAAAAGTGAGTATATACCACTTAGTGTAGATCCAAAATTAATAGATGCTGATACATTAGCATTCTTAAATGATAAGATATTAAATTATTTCGGTGTATCATCACCAATCTTTAGTTCAAATTATAGTGAAGATGAGTTCAATTCATTTTATGAACAAACGATAGAGCCTTTAGCAATTCAGTTGTCAGAGGCTTTTTCTTTAGGCTTACTTACTGATAATGAAATTAAAGCTGGTGAACAAATAGTCTTTTATAGTGAAAGATTACAGTATGCATCTTGGAATACTAAAGTAACTGCAATTGAGAAGTTGATGGGACTTGGAATAATGAGTTTAAATGAATCAAGAGCTCTACTTGGTTTAGAACCGGTAGAAAATGGTGATAAGAGATTACAATCCCTAAATTATGTAGATGCTACTAAAGCGAACCTATATCAAGTAGGAGATAAAGAAAGTGAGGAAACTGATAATGAAAGTAACGATTAATGGAAAAGTAACAAAAGAGGCATTAACTTTAATCTTAGAAGAACAACAAGAAAAGACTAAAGTGATTGATGATTATTGTAAGAAACAAAAAATAGGTAATTTCTATTATAAGGATGCAGAGTTAGAGTATGTATACGAAAAAGCTGCTCCAACAGTAATTAAGAAAAAAGAGGTGGAGACCCGATGAGCAAAAAAGAAACAAGACTAAGTTCAGTTGAGCTTAGAGAAGAAGATGAAAAAATGATTCTTGAGGGTTATGCAATTCTTTATAACGAGGAAACGCTAATCGGAACAAGAGAATATGGATTTATTGAAAGCATTGATCCAAATGCACTAAGTGAAGATGCAATTAGAGATGTACCTATGAAATACAATCATATGGATTCATTTTTAATTATTGCTAGAACTAAAAATAAATCATTAGAATTAATCTCTGATGAAAAGGGATTAAAAGTGCGTGCTGAATTATTAGATACTCAGCACAATAAAGATATTTATAAAATGGTAAGATCAGGGCTTTTAGAAAAGATGAGTTTTGCTTTTACAGTTAAAGAACAAGAGTGGAATCATGAAGGTGAGGTTCCAAAAAGAAGAATCACTAAAATTGATAGACTCTATGATGTTTCTATAGTTGATATTCCAGCTTATGACAATACATCAATTTATGCTCGTTCTTTAGAATCTATGGATTTAGAACTAAAGACTATGGAATTAGAAAAGAGAAAAATTGACGAGGCGTTAATAAGAAAAAGAATAGATTTAAAAATAAAAATAGGAGAGTAATAAAAATGAACTTAGAAAAAAGAAAAAATGAAATAAAGGTCAGATTAAATGAAATCAAAGGCCTAGCAGGTGTTGAAGCAACACTAGAAGTATTAGAGGATTTAGAAAAAGAAATTGATGAGCTAAAAGAAGAAGAGGAAACAATCGATAGAAAATTGGCTATTCAAAGAAAAGCTGTAATCAATCCTATTCAGGTTGAAAGGACAGATCAGGTTAATAAAGAGGAACTTGAAAAACGTGGTAAGGCTTTAAAAGAAGCTAGAGTGATTCAAGTATCAAGTGAAGAGATTTTACTTCCTGAACATACTGCTCCAAACATTGCTGCTTATCCATTCGCGCAAGTTTCAAGTTTAGTTGATAGAGTTAAAGTAGTTAATTTAACAGGTGGTGAGACTTATAAGAAATCATTTATTAAAGGTAATGGTATCGCAGGTCTTACAGGTGAAGGTGAATCATATAGTGAGACAGAACCAGAATTTGGTTACCTAACTATTACTAAAGTAAAAGTTACTGCATATACTGAAATCACTGAAGAGTTAGAAAAACTACCAAGCCTACCTTATCAAGCCGAAGTTATTAAAAACATTAACATTGCTTTAAAGAAAAAGATAAGTGAACAAATCTTAAGAGGTCCAGGAACATCTAATACATTTACTGGTATCTTTAGTGACCAAGCAGTAGCATTAGCAGATGCTGATCCACTTGAGATCTCAACGATCACAGACCAAACATTAGATGATATTATCTTTGCTTATGGTGGAGATGAGGAAATCGAAGGTGGTGCATATCTAATCTTAAACAAAAACGATTTAAGAGCATTCGCAGGACTTAGAACTCCAGAAGGTAGAAAGGTCCACACAATTGACTATGTAAACTCAACAATTGACGGTATTCCATATATTATCAATTCATACTGTAAAGCCTTAACAGACACAAAAACAAATGACGGTGATTATGTAATGGCTTATGGTGGATTACATAACTATGAAGTGCCAATTTTCTCACCAGTAGAAATTGGAAAGTCAACAGACTATAAATTTAAAGATGGTATTATTTCCTATAAAGCATCAGTATTTACAGGCGGTAACGTTGTAGGTTATAACGGTTTCTTAAGAATTAAGAAAAAAGCAGCTTAAACCCTAAGAAAGAGGTTTTATAAATGGGACTACTTAATTATGTAAAAAAATCATTATTAATACCGGTAGAAGAAACATATGCTGATGATGAGTTAAATACTTATATTGATGCGTGTAGAGCTTTAATTTTATCAACAGGCGTGGATCCAGAGAATATTGAAGATAACCCCCTAACAAAATCTTTAGTATTAATTTACTGTAAAACATTTTTTGGGTTTAAAACAGATGGAGCAGTTAAAGAACTACCTAGAAGTTTCGATATGCTTTTGTTACAACTATCTTTATCAAAAGGTGATAGTAATGTTTCCAAGTAGTCCTAATTTAAAAATTGTGTTACTAAGATTAGAATCAACAAGAGATTACTTAGGAAATAACAAATTAAAGTTTATCAGCAAGAAAAGTTTAATAGCAATGAGAAGGTCAGTGACATCTAAAGAATATTACGAAAGTAAAAAACACGAATACATTGTGGATTTATCTGTACAAATTCAAAGTTTTTTATATGACGGTAGCAAACACGCATTAGTGGATGGAACTATATATAACATAGAAAGAACATATCTTGCAGGTCAGTTTATTGAACTTTATTTAGTAGAAACTCAATTGAAAGTAGATGATATAGATGATTACACTTGATAATTTAACTGAAAAGATAATGGATGCAGTTAATGATTACTCAGAGCAAGTTCAAAAGGAGCTTGAAGCTAAACTTGATGAAACTGCAGATAAGATAATAGAGTATATTATTGAAAATGCACCAAGGAGTGGACAGAACAATTCATTGGCAGATGATTTTATAAAAACGGAAAAAGGAACTGGTTATAACAAAACAATTGTTATACATGGAAAAAATAAAGGTATGATCGTTCACTTGATTGAATTTGGGTTTATGCATAGGAGTGGAAACTATGTAAATCCTAGACCTTTTTTAAGACCAGCCTTTGATGCCTTTACTCCTAAAATGTTGGAAGATATAAAAGGTATTATCAATGGAAAACAATAACCTTTTATTTATATATCAAATATTAAATACTGTTCTTCCAGATAAAGTGTTTTATGCACTTTCAATAGAAGAAAAAATCACTCTGCCAATTATCATCTATCAAGAATTAAATAAAAGAAATGTTTTATTTTCAGACGACCACTATTTATTAAAAGTATCCACGTTACAAATTACTTTAATAACTGATAATAAAAATGTTGAATTAGAAAGAACACTTGAAAATAGATTCAAAGAAAATGATATTGAATACAATCTAATAAGTGAATATTATATAAAGAAAAGTGGTCTATACAGAATTTATGAAATAAAAATGGAGGAAACAAGATATGAGCAATAAAGTAACATTTGGTTTAAAGAATGTTCACTACGCAGTAGCAACTCCAGGACAAGATGATTCCTGGACTTATGGTGAACCAAAGAAACTAAAAGGCGCACAAGAATTAACTGCCGAAGTAATAGCAGGAAAAACTGATGTATATGCTGATGATAGAATATTAGCTACTTTAGTTTCTAATAGTGGATCTAACATTTCACTTAAACTTACAGAAGTGAGTGATAACTTTAAAGTAGATGTGTTAGGTTATGAAAGAGATTCTAATAATAATTTAGTAGAAATTGTAAATCATAGAAATAAAACATTTGCACTTGGTTATGAAATCCAAGGTGATGATAAATCAAGACGCGTGTGGTATTTCTTATGTACAGCATCTCCTATTAGTGATGCAACTAAAACTAAAGCAGAAAGCATCGAGCCAAACTCTGTGACATTAAACATTACGGCAAGATCAATCGAGATCGGAAACTTATCAGTAATTAGAGTAATATCTAAATATGGTGATGATAATTATAACGACTTTTTCTCGAGTGGACCCACCGTAACTAATGTAGGTTAAGTGCTATGGAAAAAACTATTATATTAAACGGTGAGGATTTAAGATTAAAGTCCTCACTTTTTACTATTATTGAATATCGTAGTATTTTTGGTACTGAGTTATTTAAAGATATTACTAAGTTAGAACAAAGCGAAAAAGAAGGTAACCTATCAGAAGTATTATTTAAAATCATTTATGTACTTCATAGACCTTTCACTAAAAAGAGTTATGAAGAGTTCTTACAAAGTATAGACTTTAGTTTGCTTACAAACATTAATGAACTTGAAAATGTATCAAATACAATCGCAGAGTTATTAGGTGGGAGTAAAGTAAACGAAGATAACCCAAAATAGAACCTCAAGGTGAGCAAGTCACAGCAAATATAATTTATAATTTGGCTCATCTTGGGATTTCAATTAAAGATTCAAAATACATAGATATTGATGTATATGTAGAATTAATTAATTTAGAACTTGAAACTATATCAAAAGAAGAGAACCCCAGAAAAGCAACTCAAAAAGATATAGACTTATTTTTATTATAAGGAGGTGAGTATTAATGGCTGAAACTGTTAAAGGTATAAATATTAAATTAAGTCTTGATGGTAAAGATTTACAAAATGAAATAAAGGAAATAAATAAAGCTCTTAGGGAACAACAAAAAGATCTAAGAGCTATTAATACTAACCTAAGATATGACAGTTCAAATTTAGAACTTTGGCGAAAGAAACAAAGTCAGTTAAATGAAATATTAAAAGGTACAAAGGAAAGATTAGCTAAACAAAACGAACAATTAGCAAAAGCTAAAGAAGGTTTAAAACTTGGAACAATATCTGAAGCTGAATTTAGGAAGTTAGAAAGAAACATCTCATATACAGAAGCGGATATAAGAAGAGTAAATAGTCAATTAGAACAAACAAAAGATAAGTTAAAATCTTTAGGTAATGAAAAGTTTGATAATTTAGCTAAGCTTGGAGGTACATTAACTAAATCACTAACAGCACCAATACTTGGAGCAGTAGCAGCACTCACTGCACTTGCTACTAAAGGAATTAATACTGCAGATGAACTTAAAAACACTGCACAAAGAATAGGTGTTAATGTTGAAGCATTACAAGAGTGGAATCATGTAGCAACTTTAGCTGGTGTTGAAACAGGTAAATTAGAGAAAGCATTCGGTAAAGTAAATAATATACTAGCAGATATAGCACTAGGGGATGTTAAATCATTCGCTGGTGTTTTTCATGCTTTAGGTATATCAATGGATGAACTTGAAGGTAAAAGTACAGAAGAAGCATTTGAGATCATAAGAGTTGCTCTTAGTCAAGTTGAAGATCAATCACTTAGAACTGCTTTAGCTAATAAACTGTTTGGTGATAAATTAGGTAGTGATTTAATTCCTATCTTAAGTATGGAATCAGATGAGATAAGTGACTTAAGGGAAGAAGCAAGAAAACTAGGAATAATCACAAATGAACAAATAGAACAAACTAGTGGATATAAAGATTCACTTGATAAATTAAAACAATCAACAACGGCTCTATCAGTGGAAATAGCAACTGTTATGATACCAATGATGAGTAAGGTTGTAGATACATTACAAAATAGTGTTATACCAGCTGTAAGAACTGCAGTGGAGTGGTGGAATAACCTAAGTAGCTCAACTAAAACAATTATTATAACACTTACAACACTTGCCGCTACGATCGGTCCTGTTTTATCAGTAGTAGGTAAAGTCGGACCAACTATAAAAGGCGCTTCTGTGGCCTTTAAGGCCCTAGGTTCAGCCGGTATGTTTGCTGGTGCAGGGATTAACTTTGCCACCTTAGGAATCGGTGCTTTAATTGCTATTGTGGTAATGGCTTTAATGCAAAGTGAGTCATTTAAAGAACTTTTAAAAGAACTATTTGATGTCTTTATGAAGCTATTAGAGCCAATTATGAAATTAGTTCAAGTATTAATGAATGCTTTAAAACCAATCTTAGATACTGTAATTGGAATATTCACAAGATTAATTGATTTGTTAGTACCAATTATTGACATGATATTAAGACCTATTATTAAACAATTAGGATTCTTAGCTGATCTATTTGAAATGTTAGCGCCATTAATTGAGATGGTAGGTAACATACTTAATTCAATACTAGGTCCTGCTTTAGAACTAATCGGTAAGATATTAGAACCAATATTTAAAATATTAGAAAAAATTATTAAACTCTTTGAGAAAATATTCGGTTTTATAACAGAAGTTGGAGATGCAGTTAGTGGAGTACTTGGTGGTGTGTTTGAAAAAGTCACAGGAGTATTTAACGGTATTACTGATTTCGTTGGTGGTGCATTTAGTAAGGTTGCGGATTTTGCCAGTGGAACAATAAACAAAGTTAAAGATGTTGTAGGTGGTGTAGTTGGTGGAGTTAAAGATGCAGTAGGTGGTGCAATTAATACTGTAGGTGACTTTGTTGGAAATGCTGCAAGTAAAGTCGGTGGTTTTGTAAGTGGACTTTTTGGAAAAGTAAAAGATACAGTTGGTGGAGTCATTAATAATGTTAAAGAAGGTGTATCTGGAGCTGTGTCTAAAGTTGGAGACTTTATTGGTAACACTGCAAGTAAGGTCGGAGATTTTGCTAAAAATGCAGTAAGTGGTGTAAGTAATCTCGCATCTAATATTGTCGGTGGTGTTTCAAATGCAGTATCAAAAACTAAAGAAGCTGTAAGTGGAGTATTAGGTAAAGTTGGTGGTTTCTTTGCTAACACTTTTAATTTAAAGAAAAGTGCACAAACAAGTAATGTAAGTAATTCAAACTCAACAACTAACAATGTAACTGTTAATACTTCATCATCTACCTTCGATATTGATTCTATAAATAGGGCACTTGGAGGTAAGTTCATATGATAAGAAAGTTTTATCTTGAAAACAGCAAAGGCCAAGTATTTAATTTTAATTACTATAGTGGTTGCTTACTTGCTAATATTACCGGACTTGGCTTTTCATATAATGTTATTTATTTAAAATATGACCATATTTATAACACTGTTAAAAAGGATGAACCATTAGGAGAGATTTCATTTGATATTATTTTCTTAGATGGTTATTTAGGTTATCAAAAGTTAATTGATTATTTAAATATAGAGACTAGCAACTTAAAACTTTACTATACCTCAAATGATACAAAGTATATTTATGTTGATTTTGTTAATTTATCAAAGAGTGAAATTATTGATGGCCATTTAAAAAGTGGAGCAATCTTAAATAAGAAAACTTACTGGATAAAAGAAAAGAGTTTTATATTAAGTTTTGATAGTAGCGTTGAAAGTGGAAAAGTATATCCGTTTAACTATCCATTTTCTTATAGTGAAACAACAGGGGGTAAATCAAGACTTAAAATTGATGGAGTAACTAAAGCATCTACCTTAATTGAAATAACAGGGAATGTTAAAAACCCTAGTTTGAATGTATTAAAAGGTGAAGATATTATCACATCAATGAAACTGAATATTATTAAAAATAATGCAAAGATAGTTATATCATCTATACCAAACGAACAATACATAAGAAGTTATGATGGTTTGGTAGAAAATGATATCTATCATTTACAAGACTTTGAAAAAGACAATTTTATATTATTAGAACCTAGCGACTTAACACTTGAATTTAATTCAGGAACAAATAATGAGACAATCTTTAAAATATTCATTTATGAGTATCACTTAGGATAGCTTATGGAACTTGTAATTTTAGATCGCTTAGATTTTAGTGTTAAAGATAATGTAAGGGTTGCTAATGAGTTTGAAATACTCAATGATCTAGTTGTAACGCAACGGTCAACATTCAAAGTAGATAAAAAAGAATTAAATGCAAAAATTGGAGACTATCTTTATGTAAAAAAAGATGGTCTTTATTTTGGTGTTATTGAAAGTTTTATAAAAGAGAACAATTATCAATTAATATCTTGTTATGATTTTAAAGAAATATTTAAAGTAGAAGTCTTAGCTTTAAGTTATGAAGGAAACTTAGCAGATTATATAGAAGGTATTATAAGAACAACTTTTATTACAAATAGTGATTCAAACCAAAACATATCATACTTACAAATAAGTAAAGAAACATCTAAGATAGGTAAACTTACCTTTGAAGATGATAAAGTAATGACAATTTATGAAATATTAGAACTAATCACTAAAATGTATGGAGTTTCAGTTAGAAGTAATGTTGTATTTGATAATGGTTCTTTTTTAGGTTTAGAAATAAGAATAGTACAAATATCATCTGGTGTGAAGATAAAAGCAGATAATTTATTCCTAGATGATTTAATAGTTAATGATTCAAGTAAAGAACAAGTAAACAAAGTTACATATTATCCAAGAAAAGATAATCTCTTTTTTAAAGATATTAAAACTTACTTCTTACTTAAGGATGGAACAATCAGTGAAGATGTAAGTAGTAGTCTTAGATATGAAAAGGTAATATCTAAAGCTCAAACTTATAGTGATAATGATTATTTAGACATTCCTGATAAAGTAAAAAGTATTTTAGTAGTAAGTAAAGAGGATCATCAAATTACATTTACAACAACTAAAAAAAACAGTATTGAAGCTTTAAATGAATTAGAACTTGGAGATTTCATTGAGTTTATTTATAAGGGTAAGATATATGATTCAATTGTTACTGGACTTAAGTATATAAATAATATGGAAGTAGTCCATGTAACTCTTGGAGAATACCGAGTTAACTTAACAGAAAAACTTCAAATACTAACAAAAGGAGTAACTTCAAATGTTGGTAATGTAACTATAAACAATCAGGGCTATTCTGATTTAGATGGAGGAGAGTTTTAATGGCTTTACAAAAAATTACATTTGATGGAGCAAGTGTTAGTGCAAAAGTAGACGCTGATCTCTATCATTTTTTATTATCAAATCAAGTAGGAATAATTAAAGGATTCAAAAATCAAGTAAACCATACAATATCAAGTAACACGATCACTTTTAAAGATGGTTATGTTTCCGTATATGGAAGGCTTATCTATGTAGAAGCAAACACTCAAATAAAAGTAACACTTGATTCAAGTAAAAGAGGGTTTGTTGTTTTAGGAATTAATACTTCAAAT